AACTCTGGTTACTTCATCTACCCAACTTTGCGACAGATCCAACCGGATCTAGTTCGTAAGTGGGAGGAAGCATTTAGTCAGATTTTGAAGGAGTGGGATTAATGGCAGGTAATAGAACCCTTAAACTCTCGATCCTTGCTGACGTTGATGATCTTAATAAGAAGTTAAAAGCTGCCAATGGTGATGTCGAAACATCTGCTGGTAAGTTAGAGAAGTTTGGCAAAGTTGCCGGTGCAGCGTTTTTAGCGGCTGCTGCTGCTGCCGGTGCCTATGCAGTTAAGATTGGCGTTGATGGCGTTAAGGCTGCAATTGCTGATGAACAAAGCCAAATCAAACTAGCGTCAGCATTAGAGAATGCAACTGGCGCTACTAAAGCCCAGATTGCTGCTACTGAAGATTCCATCGATAAGATGGCTCGCGCTACTGGTGTAGCAGACGACAAATTACGTCCAGCACTTTCACGTCTTGCTCTTTCAACAGGCGATGTATCCAAAGCCCAAGATTTACTTTCACTTGCACTCGACATTTCAACTCAAACAGGCAAGCCACTTGAAGGCGTAGCCAATGCTCTAGGCAAGGCTTACGATGGAAACACAGCAGCCCTTGGCAAGTTAGGTATTGGCTTATCTAGCGCTGAGTTAAAGGCAATGTCATTTACTGATGTTCAGACTAAGTTAAGCGATCTATTTGGTGGCGCAGCTGCAAAGAATGCTGCAACATTCCAGGGTCGCATGGATCGACTAAAGGTTGCCTTTGATGAAGGTGTAGAAGCAATCGGAGTTAAATTGCTCCCAATCATCGAAGCACTTATCAAGATCATTATTGAAAAGGTTGTGCCTGGCTTTGAGAAGTTTGCCAAACTCTTTGATCCAATCAAAAAAGCAATTGATGATAACAAGGAGTCTTTCCAAGCACTCGGTTCATTTATCGTTGATTACCTAGTTCCAGTATTTACCGTGGCTCTTGGTGGAGCAATCTCATTCGTGGCAAAGATTGCCGGTGGAGTTATCGACATCGTAGGCGGAGTTATTAACGTAATCCGTAACTTGGTGTCTGGTGCCATCGATGGCATCAATGCTCTTATTAAGGCTTATAACGCCATTCCAATCTTGCCTAACATCCCGACTATCTCTAAGCCTTCATTTACTCAGCCATCAGTTTCTGCTCCAAAGGTGAGTACTCCAACTTATACAGCGCCAACCATTTCAGCCCCAACTGGTGGCGGATCTACTGGCACAACATCCGGTACAAGTTCCGTAGCAGCTGCTGCTGCAAGTGCTGCTGTCGCATCTAGTACTGTTGGCTCATTCAATGCTGGATCTTTTAGACTTGCTGAATCTGCTTCAATGGCACCTGTCTACAACATCAACGTAACAGGAGCCTTGGATAAGGAGGGCGTTGCTCGTCAGATCGTTGAGATTATTAATGAGTCCTCTTATCGAGGCTCAGGTGGAGCGGGAGCGTTTGTAACGGCATGACGCAATGGAATCCAGAATGGCAGGTAACCATTAATGGTGGCGGTGACTACACCAACCTGACCCTTGCAAACATGACCATTACATCTGGTCGCCAAGACATTTACTCTCAGCCCTATGCTGGTTACTGCAATGTTGAAATTATCAACCTTAATCTTTCGCCTATCGTTATCGATGTCAATGACCAGATCAACATCAAGGTCAAAGATTCTACTGGCACCTATGTAAACCTGTTTGGTGGCTATGTTACAGACATCGATGTAGAAGTCACTCAGGCATCCTCTACGGCTATTTCAGAGCGCATCAAGGTAGTTGCCTTGGGTGCTTTGTCTAAACTGCCAAAAACCCTCACAGAGGGCGTTTTAAGCAAAGACTTTGATGGCGATCAAATCTACGCAATTTTGAGTGAAGCCCTATTTGATACTTGGAATGAAGTCCCAGCAGCTACAACTTGGGCTGGATACACACCAACTACAACATGGATTAATGCTGGTAACTCTGGGCTTGGTGACATCGATCAACCAGGTGATTATGAATTGACTGCTAGGTCTGCAAACACTACAGACATTTACAGCCTTGTATCTTCTTTGGCTACTTCTGGACTTGGATACCTTTTTGAGGATTCAGAAGGCAGAATTGGCTATGCAGACTCGACTCATAGAAGTGAGTACCTAACTGCTAATGGCTATGTTGATCTAACTGGATCTCATGCTTTGGCTCGCGGTATCAGAACTTCAAAGCGATCAGGCGATGTCCGGAATAACGTCACAATCACTTACAAGGCTAATGCTCAAGAATCAGCTTCTGATGCAGATTCAATTGCCAATTATGGACAACAATCGTATGAGATCACAACGTCATTAGAAAACGGCGCAGATGCTCTGGCTCAGGCTCAGTTCTATTTAGCGCTACGCGCTTTCCCAGAGGCTCAGTTCAAGTCAATTACTTTCCCACTTGCTAGCCCTGAAATCGATGATACCGATCGCGATGCTTTACTAGAGGTATTTATGGGAATGCCAGTAAACATTGGCGATTTACCTTCAAACATCACCAATGGCGAGTTTCAGGGTTTTGTTGAAGGCTGGACTTTTACCGCAGGTTACAACGCTCTTTACTTAACTTTGACTGTCTCACCAACGGCTTACAGCCTCCAGTCCACTCGTTGGAACGGAGTCTCAGCAGCCGAGACATGGAACACATTAAGCCCAACCCTAGAATGGATTAACGCTACAATAGTAGCCTGATAAAGGAGAAACATGGCAACGACAACTAACTTCGGTTGGGAAACACCGGACGATACAGACCTTGTAAAGGATGGCGCAGCTGCAATGCGCACTCTTGGTAGTGCCATTGATACTTCTTTAGTCGATCTAAAGGGTGGCACAACTGGTCAAGTATTATCCAAGGCATCTGGCACAGACATGGACTTTACTTGGATTGCACAAGATGACATGAGTTTGGCGATCAACGCTCAAACTGGTACCACATACACAGCAGTAATAGGCGATGGCACAAACACACTTGTAACAATGGACAACGCATCTGCCAATACCTTTTACATCCCAACTGATGCAAGTGTTAATTTTGACATTGGAACAGTTTTGAACATTTACATGAAGGGTGCCGGTGTAACAACAATTACTGCCACAACACCAGGCACAACAACAGTCGTATCATCTGGTGCAACTATTGGATCACCAGCATTAGCACGTTACAAGATTGCAAGCGCTATTAAACTAGCTGCTAACTCTTGGACAGTTATTGGTGGAATCGCGTAATGCGTAACCCAATCCTAGGTATTACTGCACAAGGCGTTAAAGCCGTTACTCCTACAGTTGAATACTTGGTCATTGCTGGTGGTGGTAGTGGTGGACCCGATTACAACTTCAACATGGGTGGTGGCGGTGCTGGTGGTTATCGCACCGCAACAGGTTTTTCAGTCGCAGCAGGTTCAGCGATCACAGTCACGGTTGGTGCTGGCGGCGGTTATGGTGGAAATGGAAGCGATAGCGTTTTCAGTTCAATTACATCAACTGGTGGTGGAAAAGGTGCTGCGTTATTAAACGCTAGCGCTGGCAGCGCAGGTGGAAGTGGTGGCGGATCTTCGGGTGGAACGGCAGGCAACAATCCTGCTGGCGGTGCAGGAAACACGCCTTCAACAAGTCCGTCACAAGGTAACAACGGCGGCGCAGGTTTTGGCGCAACTACACAATCACAACGCGCAGGCGGCGGCGGTGGCGGCGCGGGCGCAGTAGGTGGCAACGCTGCAAATAACACAGGCGGAAACGGCGGAGCGGGTTCAAATGCAAATTCGACTTGGGCAACTGCAACTTCAACGGGTGTCAGCGGATTTTATGCGGGCGGCGGAGCGGGCGCAGGAACAGGATCGTCAGGAACAGCAAGCGCAGGTGGTGCAACAAAAACAACGGCTGCGGTTGCAAATACAGGCGGCGGTGGCGCGGGTACTGATAACGCTTCCTACTATCCAGGCGCGTCGGGCATTGTGATTATTCGTTACGCAGACAGTTATCCAGCCGCTAAATCAACAACAGGTTCACCAGCAACGACAACATCTGGTGGGTATCGTTATTACACATGGACTGGAAGCGGGAGTGTGACATTCTGATGGCGCATTTTGCTGAGTTAAATGAAAACAACATTGTGCAGCGCGTAATTGTTGTTCATAACAATGAATTGCTAATTGACG